CGGCTTCTGCGGCTCCTTCGGAGAAGGCATTCGCCACGATCAACGACACACCAGAAGCGATCCAGTTCAGCTGGTCGTTCACAACGACGTCGGTTCCGGTAACGGATCTCAAGCCGACATCACTTCTCGTGATCGACTCGACCAAGGTTCCTGCCGACAACCTCAAGGCGTTGGAAGACATCCTGTACGGCACCGCCGGCGTCAATGCACGACTTCCACTCCCGGATGAGGTCATCGGCATGTTCGCAGGATCGTTGACCACGGTCACTCCTGTCGAGCCGACCTTCGACCCAGTCACGGGCATCATCACCATTCCGACGGTGGTTGGTATCCAGTACAAGCGTGGCGACACGAATGCCAACGTGGCTGGCGGCACAACCGTCACCATTGGTGTGCCTGGTGCATCGCTGATCATCAATGCTGTTCCGACAGTTGGGAATGTGTTCACCGCCGGTTCGGACGACGACTGGAGTTTCACCAGGGATCTGTAGCGGTTTGATAGGGAGGTCGAAGAATGCTGAGAATTCAGATCGAGGGAGAAGAATTCTTTGATGAGGTAGACAACACTTTCTCAACAGTTGGTGACATTGTTCTCGACCTTGAGCATTCTTTGATCTCCCTGTCAAAATGGGAGGCAGAATTCCAAAAGCCTTTCTTGGGTCCAGGTACAAAGACGACCGAAGAAGTCTTGGAATACGTTCATGCCATGATCATGACCCCAAATGTACCAGAGAACGTCATGAGAAGGTTTAATGCTGATCATCTTACGAAGGTTAACGAGTACATCGAGTCGAGTCAATCGGCAACAACCTTCGGTCAGATGCCAAGAACTCCAGGAAGATCGGAAATCATCACGTCAGAGTTGATTTACTATTGGATGGTCGCTTTCAACATCCCGTTCGAGTGTGAGCAGTGGCATTTGAACAGACTTTTCGCTTTGATTCGCATTTGTAATGTAAAGCAATCGAAGCCGAAGAAGATGTCCAGAAACGAAATCGCAGCTAGAAACCGAGAACTGAATGCCCAACGAAAGGCACAGCTCGGAACGACTGGATGAAAGGAGGCGATGTGACAGCAATTGCCTGGGATCAAATCGGACAGCGATACTACGAGGCTGGTGTAGATAGAGGAGTTCTCTACATGCCAGACGGGAGTGGTGTTGGTTGGAATGGCATCATTTCAGTCAACGAAAAGTTCGAGGGAATGGAAGGAACGCCGATCTACTTCGACGGGACCAAGTTTGGTGCTGTTCATGCGCTTGGCGAGTACGCATCTACGTTGAGAGCGTATACCTACCCCGACGAATTCATTCAATTCGAAGGAATTCGAGAAGTTGAAAACGGGCTATACGTCACAAATCAGCCGACAGAACGATTTGGGTTGACGTATCGGTCCAAGGTGGGAAACGATGTAGACGGTTTGGATCTTGGGTACAAAATTCATGTTTTGTACAACTTGTCGGCCGTTCCGTCGCAAAAGAACTATGCGACATTGACTTCCGACACTGCCGTCATCGAGTTCGAATGGAATGTCACATCGGTTCCAGAGGTAACTCCTGGGTTTCGAGCGACGGCGCATCTCATATTTGATTCGAGAGAAACGCCAGACGATTTGTTGCAAAGCATCGAAGAAATTCTTTATGGGAATGAGGTAAATGATCCGTCTCTTCCACCGCTTTCCGACTTTGTTGGATTCATTGACAACTGGGTTCTCATTCGAATCATTGACAACCTTGACGGAACGTGGACAGCAGAAGGTCCAAACAACCTCATTACGATGTTGGACCCAACTCTCTTCCAAATCGCACAAGCAAACGTCAAGTATGTCGATGCAGTGACATATTTGATCACCGACACGACTCGTTAAGGAGAATCCATGGCCACAGTGACCGCATTCACGGCGGAGAGGATGAAAGAAATCGAAGATTCCTGCATTGTCGATGGTGCGGTTGTACTTGACAACCTTCACTTGACGCAACGTGATGGAACAGTGATTGATGCAGGAAATGTTCGTGGACCAACGGGCTCTCCTGGCGTCAGCAACGCAGAACTCGATGCGTGGATGAAGGACAATCTTCCGATTTGCACAATCGTTGACTATCTTGGCGTAGCCGCTCCAAACGCCAAATGGCTTCCAATGATGTCTCAGGTTGTTATCGATGGAGCGACCTTGTATCCCGATTTCTGGGCAAAAATTCCTGTCGGAATGAAACAGGGAAACAACATTCTCATGCCAGAAACCAGAGGTCGAGTCACGGTTGGGTACGACGCAACTCAAGTAGAGTTCAACGCAATCGGAAAGCTTGCTGGTGAAAAGCTACACGTACTGACAAAGGCAGAACTCCCTGCGTCTACGGTTGCTATCGATCCTCCAGCGACCAACGTGTACATCGACCCTCCGAATGCTGGATTTTCTGGAACTGCTTTGGATGCTGGTCCTCCACCTCACGCTCATGCTCCATACGACAGCACGGGGGAGTTCATTGCACAAAGAAGAGATGGTGGTCCTCATGCCATCATGATCAATGCTGGTACTGGTGCAACTGTGTTCTCGTCACCGGTCACATCAACGGCATATTTGAACCACACACACCCAGTTAGCGGAGCTGTTGACATTCCAGCATTCTGGGCAACGTGTGATATTGCTCCATTCAACTCTGGCGCGTTGGGTTCTGGTGCTGGTCATAACGTCCTGCAATTGTACATCGTCACATTGAAGATGATCAAAGTCCTATGATTGGAGGTTCTGGTGAGTGACTCAGTCGTTGTTTACGTAGGTAGAACCAACATCATCACGGTAGGTCTTGGCATTGACGTGTCCAAAGACACGATCACAAGTGAAATCAGAACCCAATCTGGAACTTTGATTGCCACATGGGATGTCGTATTCGATGGTGATGGAACTGATGGCGAATTGATTTTGACGCTTGACGATACGGTGACTTCACCAATTGAATACACGTCAGGTCTCATGGATCTAAAGCGAGTGATTGGCGTGGAGCCAGTCAGCGTTTTCATAGATGCATTGGAGGTCGAATTCAGAAAGGTGGTGACACAATGACTGAAACGGTTCAAAGAACACAGAGAATCGTTGTCAATGCTGCAATTCAGCACATCGAAGTAGATAGTTTGCTTCAAAAAGTCATTGTTTCGCCGGCGATGAGGGGTGTGAATGTAATCAACGCTGGTCCAATCGGCCCAGCCGGTCCTGCTGGCGCTGCGTCAACGGTTCCTGGTCCAGAAGGTCCAGAGGGTCCCCAAGGTCCTCAGGGTGTAAAAGGTGACACGGGTCCTCAAGGTGTAAAGGGTGACACTGGTGCGCAGGGTCCAAAGGGTGACACTGGTGCGCAGGGTCCTGCAGGCGCAGAAGATGTGACTGTTACGCCAGAACCTCCTCCATTCACCTACGATCTGTGGGTAGACAGCGATGCTGTTGCTCCTGACCCGAATCTGTATGCCAACATCGGTGGTGTATGGACTCCAATCAGTACCAGTGGAAGCGGAACTGGTGCAGATGAAGTATTTGTCGGTCCAGCTGATCCTGGAACAACTGCAGGATTTGAATTGTGGGTAGATACTGATGCTGATGCTGGTACTGAAGACGGTGCCAAAGTAGTTTGGGATTCTCCAGGTGTTACTGGGGCTCCGTATAAACAACTTGGCGAAATGTATTACCCGCAAGCAGGCTCGCCATTTCAGTCGTATTATCAATGGCAGCTTAGTTCACGCATAGTTCAACGTTTTGCAGATGTTGCGGCTCGTGATACATATTACACAATTGGCGATGCTGGTATTGGAGCGGTGTGCACAACACGTTCTCCAACTCCCGCAATGTGGCTGGCTGTTTCAGGAACTCCTGCTAGATGGGTACAAATTGGTGTACCAACGGATTGGACTGATGTTACATTTCAAAATTCATGGCGAAACTATGGCAGTGGTTTTCAACCTTGCCAGTATCGTTTGAATGGCGATAATGTAGAATTGAGAGGATTGATGCTTGGCGGGGCTATACCATCAATTGCTTTCAACTTACCACCTGGCTTTCGTCCGCTTCAACATTTGATGGCTCCAATATGGACTTCTGGTACACCCGCTGGCGTACAAATCGACACTAGCGGAGGAGTTCAAATATTGTCAGGTAGTACTGGTTATTCCAGTTTGGATGGTCTTAGATTTTCCAGAGTAGCCAAATAGAAGGGAGTTCTAATGGCCGTTCTAAGAGCTTTGATCAATGGCGCCTGGGTAGATGTCGGTGGAGGAAGTGGCGCCGCTGCGGATGAAGTGTTCGTTGGACCAGATGATCCTGGTTTGAGTGGTTCGTACGAGATGTGGTACGACAGCGATGCTCCATCACCAACATCTGGCATTGGCATCCCAGGCGGTGGCACAACAGGACAAGTTCTTGCCAAGTCGAGTTCTGCTGATTTTGATGCCGCATGGCAAACGCCAGCATGGCTTGCCAATCTGCCAAAAGGACTTCTCGGTAAAGTTCCTTATATTGACCAAGCAACAAGCGGCACAGCTTTGGTTCTCACGGCTTCGATTGGAATCAATCTGACTCCAGGACGTGCCTATGCTTTTCGTATTGGACAAGCGGGATCATACATTACAGGTGGTGTTGTTGGCGATGCGTACAAGGCAGACGTTCAATGCGATGGAGTGACGATTGGTGGTACTGTATTCTCCATGGATGTAATGAACAGCTACGTTTCACCGTTCACTTATGAAGTTCTATATACTCCACCAGATGCCCAGATGCACTTTTTCCGTGTCGCTGCCGGTCGAATAACAGCTTCAGGCACTGGAAGTCTTCAAGCTCGAATGGGCCTTTCTCTCTTTGACGTTGGGATGTGGTCATAATGGGTGCTCTATATGTCAAAGTTGATGGCGCCTGGGTTCCGGTTGGTGGAGGAGCAGAAGAAGTATTTGTAGGACCAAACGATCCTGGCATAGTTTCGCCATATGAATTGTGGTATGACACCGATGCTCCGGCGCCAGTGTCAATCGTTGGTCTTCCAGGTGGTGGACTTGCTGGGCAAGTGCTTAGCAAATTAACTTCCGCCGATTTT